GGAAAAACTCAGGGATAGTTAAGTACATTGGTAATAAAGACGGTACAACACAGTATCAGATGCGTTACTTCAGTAATCCTTTGGACTTTGGTAATACTTCTAATCTTAAGTTTTTAAAGAAGTTTAACTTAACTATTGTTGGTGGTGAGAATACAGCAACTACATTGAACTGGGCTTATGACTATTCATCGGGTTATTCTAAACAAGCATTTACATTCGGTGAAAGTAATCTAGCACAGTTTGGTATAAGTGAATACAATACAGATGCAGAGTATTCAGCAAGCATCTTAATTAATACACCAAAGGTTAATACTAGTGGTAGCGGTGAGGTTGTCACTATCGGTATCGAAGCACAGATTAATGACGCAACTTTTTCAATTCAAAAAATAGATATACACGCATTATTGGGGAGATTAATATAATGGCTGACGGTTTACTTGGTAACATTTTAACAGGGGGTGCTGAGTACTTTCTTGGCAAGGAAAATATAGAAGGTGCTATGGAGGCAGGTTTAGCAGGGCAACAGGCTTTGGAACAGCTAGGGGAACGTGTTTCTCAAGAGGCTCAGTTCAAACCATTCACTGTGACTACGGGGCTAGGGACTACAGCTACTACTCCTGAAGGTAGTATTGACATTGGTTTAGCACCAGAGCAACAGGCTCTACAACAGCAACTAATAGGACAAGCCACAGGTTTATTTGGTCAAGTAGGTGTCTCCCCCGCTGAAGCCCAAAGTGCGCTGTATGAGCAAATGAGAGCCGTACAACGACCTGAAGAAGAGCGTCAACGTCTAGCCTTAGAAGAGCGTTTGTTATCTCAAGGACGCTTAGGTTTACAGTCAGCGGCATACGGTGGTGCTTCGCCAGAGTTGTTAGCACAAGAGACTGCTAGACAAGAGGCTATGGCTAGAGCAAACCTATCGGCTCGTCAGCAAGCGATGGCTGAGCAACAACAAGCACTTACAACGGCTAGTGGTTTACTTGGTGCAGGTTATACTCCACAGCAACAAGCATTGGAAGCACTTAGAATAGGTACTCCAGTTGCAGGTATGGCACAAGCAGGACAACTAGCGGGTACTCAGTTACTAGGTCAAACAGGACTAGCGGGTGTAGAGTCTTACTTGCAAGGCACTGAGTTAGCTAATGCTCTTCAGCTACAGCAACAAGAAGGAATGTTGGAAGCGGTACTAGGTAAAGAACCTACGCTACAAGAAAAGTTACTAGCGCAATACGTAGGTATGACTCCATCTCAAATAGAAGGATTAAGTTCTGGTGGTTTATTAAGTGGTCTTGGGTTTGGCGATGCTCCTACTCCAGATTGGCTTAAAGACGCAGGTGATTATATCGGTAGCTTTTTTGGTTTAGGCAGTGGTGGCTCAAGTAGCACAGGCGGATTTAATTCAGCACAAAGTGGTACAGGCTCAACACAAATACCAACAGGCGGTATTTCTGCCTTGCTTGAAGCTATAAACTAGGAGAATACAATAATGGCTAAAACAGATATAATGGGATTATTGACAGGTGTTTCAAGTCAAGGTCTTGACCCTATGACTGCACTTACTCCTGCCCAACAACGTATGGAGTTTGGAGCAAGAAGAGCTAAAGGTTTAACTGGTGCTGTCCGTGGTATGCTTACAGGAGATAGAAGCACTCCTCAACAGCAGATACTACAGAAGCTAGGTCAGAGTATTCAGGGATTTGACACAAAAACTATTGATGAGCAAAAGAAATTAGTAACCGTACTTCAAATGTCAGGTCAAGAAGGACTAGCGACACAGTTAGCATCTCGTTTAAAAGACAACATGGCTACAAAACAACAAAGTCAAAAGTTAGAGTTGAATAGAAAGGTTGTCGAAAAGCTATATCCTGATGCTGAGTGGGCGGCTGACTTTGCGGCTCAGGGTGTCTCTGTGTCCACCATTAAAGAATTAATGTCAGATACTAACAAAGATAGAGACGCAACTTATAATTGGGTTGTAGACACTTATGGTGAAGAGGAAGCAAATAAACTTAGACCTGTTATTATGACTGGTCAAGTAAAGCCGCAAGATATACCTAACCTAATACCTGACGATTCTATAAGCATAGCAAGCAGACATAATATCGATTACGTAGACTCTGAGGGTAAGACACAAAGAGTTTTAATTCTGTTTGGAGGTGATGGGCAAACTTATGATGCTCAAGGAAAGCCAGTAGAACTTCCTAAAAATGCACAGCTTTCCGTTGTAGGTAGGACACCCGCTGACGTTAGCTTTGAAATGCAAAGTGATGGTACGTTAGGTGCGCCTCTCAGCGACAAGCATAGAAATGAAATAATAGAAGATATAAACAATTCTATTGCACTGCTAGATGAGGTTGAAGAGATAGGAACGGAAGAGTTAGAAAATAGTTTAACTTATGAAGGTAAAGTAAAGAGATGGACGGGAGGTAAGTCTAGTCAGCTTAATATAGGAAAATTAGCAGAAAGTGACAGTAAAACTTTACAAGCTATAGGTGAATGGGCTCAAGAGTTAGAGGACTTTGGTGGCGAGTCTACTATGGTTATTGATAAACTAGCACAGTACTTTAATAAAAAGAGACACGACATCACAGGGGCGCAATCATCAATAAAAGAACTCAAAGAATTAGAACAAGGATTGTTAAGTAGGAAGAGTACCCCTAATGAGGCTAAAGCCCGTATCGCAAAGATTATAAAAGATGAAAGAAATGCTATTGCAAGAAACCAAATGCTTCTTAAAAACAATATGCTGTCTTGGGAATATTATACAAAAGCGCCTACTTCGTCTCTTGATAGTAGCAACGTCATAGGTGAGGAAGAGCAAAGCGTAACACCTACTAGTATTATTAATACAGCATTGGGGATTGAGCAATGACAGACATAAATATAGAAGATTTAAGAAATGCAGTTAATGCTCTTGGTAAGGACAAGCTAGTTGAGCAGTATAGTCCAGAGCAACTTGTTGCGTTAGAGAATCTACTTGCTCCCGATGAACAAGCCAAACAAAGAGCGGCTGAACTTTTAGGTAAGGACAGACCTCAGGATTCCATACGTCCTATCACTGAGATGGAGTCAGAGGTAGGTAAAATGGTAGGTGGTTCTTTAGCCCCTTTATTTACAACAGGTAAGGGCGCACAGGTAGGAGAAACAGTAGGTCGTGTAGTAGGCGCAGGAGTTACTAGAACCCCGCAGGGTGCAGAGATTGCAGGTAAGGTTGGTCGATTCTTAGGGTTTGGTATTGAGTCAGCTTTATTGGCAGGAGCAGGGGGTTCAACTGGAAGACAGGCTGAGGCTCTATACAGCAATGCTGTTAACGACACTGAGTTTGATACGTCACTGAAATCCGCATTAAGTGCGGGTGGTGATGAAGCAATGTGGGACGTGGCGGGTAACGCCTTGTTCAAGACTGGCGGTAAACTTTGGAACATGATGAAGTTTAGACCAAAGGACGGAACAAAAGAACTACAGGAAATGTTGAATAAACAGGGAACAACACTATCTCTTGACCAAGCTGTTGACAACAAAGTTATTAATTTCATGGGAGAGTTGTTAAGAGGCTCTACACTTTCTGGTGGTGGTTTTGAAAAATTAGCATCAAACCAGAGTGATGTTGTCGTCAAGTTTTATGATGACTTAGTTTCTGATTTTGTGGATGTTACGAGGTCTGGTTTAGAGCGAGGTGGTGTTGCTCGGATGTTAAAAACAACCATTAAAGATGGAAAGAGATTACATCAGGAAGCCGCTAATGTTTTATTTAGTAAGTTAGACGATGCGGTTATACTGAGAGCAGGTAAACCTAAAACCGTAAAGTCTCCTCCTAGAAGAGGTACAGGTGGTTTTACAAAAGAAAAAATAGCCGTGTTTAAACCGCCTGTTGATGTCTCTCCTATACGCGCAGATGCGAAAGATATCCTTAATGAGTTGAAAGAAATAGGAATTATAGACCCCAGTGGTCAGGGTGCTAAATTGCTGACTGATTTGTCAAAAGGAAAATCTAATTTAACTTTTAGTCAAACGCATGAATTAATTGCTCAGCTAAAAAGACTACAGAGAGACAAAGATTTTAAAGGTGTAGCGGCAGTAAGAATAGGAGACTTTATTGGCGGCTTGCAAAAACAGTTTGATAGTGCCGCGTCAGAACTGCCAGATGATTTATCTAAGGTATACAAACGTGCCAGAACATTTAGTAAGTTAGGAGCTTCTCGTTTCAATCAAGATTTTATTGTTAAGATATTAAACGAAGACAGCCCAAGTGTTATAGCTAAGATAATATCTAAAAGCACATCAGAAGATATTATACGTCTAAGAAAGGCTTTGTCATTGGCAGAGGCAAGAGGTGCTAAAGATAGCGTAGGTCTTTGGAAAAAAACACAAGGTGCTGTATTGAATGAAATACTCCCTCAAAGGATTGAGGAAATAGGTAAGACTGCTATATCTGCTGATACTAGAGAATTAAATAGAATGCTCAGGGCTGTGCTTTCTCCAGAAGAGTACAATAGAGTCAAAAGAGGTACTAAGCTAGTAGAGCAATTAGCGGAGAGAGAAAAGAAAAGAAACACCGTAGGTTATCAACAGAGTTTATTATTACTTGGTGTGGGTGGGGCAGGTTATAGTACTACGGATAGCGGGTACGGTGCAATTCTTAGTCTATTAGCCGCTCCTAGAATGATGGCGTGGGCGATGACAAATAAAAAAGTAGTTAATAGTCTTGTCGCTCTTAACAAATATGACCCATCTAAACCAAGCTACAAACTAGCTGTAGGTAAGTTATTAAGGTTATTAGGCGAGGGACAAGCAGAGTTAGAGGAAGCAGAGTAAAAGCAAAAGGGGGCATTGCGCCCCCTTAGTTTTACCTATGCTATTTCACACGCGCCTCCGACACACGCTAGTTCCTGTGAACCTGTAGTATTATCCTCCTTCTCAAAGTGTTCTAAGTCTTCCCAATTAATATCAACTGGCATAGCCGCTAGTAACTCCTCATACTTCTCAACGGTTATGTTCTCATAAGGAGCTTGCTGATAAACATGGTCACTCACAGGCAACAAACTAATACCACTAACGGAATCAAAGTTTTCCCATATCCACTGTGCTATTTGCAGGAACTCATTATCTGTATAGTAAACAGTGATACTTGGTTTATGCTCACACCAGTGGTCTTGGTATTTCTTCCAAACTCTTAGCTGTTCCATCGCACCCACCTGAGCTACTGTAGTACTGCTGTCAGGTGACTTGATTGGGAAGCCAAAGACCAGTGAAGACTTACTCATTACGTCATCTTCTACAGGGAAACCTACGGCTGTCATGTATTGAGCAAGCGGGTCTTTCTTATCTGAACGTACTCTACGGATATAATGCTTAGAAAAACGGGGATGTATGCCACTAGCAGAGTCAACAAGCTGAGACACAGTACCGCTTGGCTTAACACAAGTAATAGCCGCAGACTGATTAATGCCAAGTTTCTCAGCCCATTCTTTATTAGTTTTGATAGCAACATCCTTCATCTCTCCTAGCCACTTATCTAAGTCTGGTGAATCTTTACCTAGTAAATAGTGGTCACATATACCCGTTAAACTGACACCTAATAGTGCTTCTTCTTCTGTGTTTCTTTTCCATACATTGCGTAGGTAGCGGAAGTCAGTCAAGGTAGCCTGTAGAGTTCCGATAATGGAAGCTACTTCAACTTTCTTCTTAAGACTAACGAGGTCATCGTCTGCACGTATAACGACCTCAGATAGGTTACAGAACTGATTACTGCGTAGGATAATCTCAGAGCAAGGGTTAGTCCCAAAGTCCTGCTCATGGTCTCTCCGTCCGTTCTTAGCGGCTATCTTCTGTGCCGCCACACGACTAAAGATACCTCGTTCCCCTGCCTTAGATTCATACATGGTTTGCATCTCGGACAGGAAGGATTCAAAGTCTGGCTTCTCTGTGTATGATACACTGTTGTTAGCCAATGCACGTTGACCTTCGTTACGCCACCAGTCACCTGACTTAGCCTTAGCCATACGAGGGTCTGACAAGTTAGATAGACTAATCAATGCTGACCTACGTACACCACCTACGACTACAACCTCAGCAATCTTACAGCAGATGTCGTGACACTCAATACTGGTAAGTCTACGTTCCTTTGCCTTTTGGAATATACCTACACAGAAATTAAATAAATCCTCAAGAGGCTGTGCGCCTGATGCACGACCACCAAAGGTCTTGAGTCTAGCACCCGCAGGACGTACTTTATGTGTATCCCACTTAGGTATCTTACCTGCGTACAGCATAGCGATTAACTCTCTGAATGCACTAGCCCAACCAATCTTGCTGTCAGCCACTACAATCGTACTGTCAGTCTCATGGAATGACTCGGCAACTATAGGTAGTTTGTTGATGAAGTTACGTTCCACACTGAACCCTACGCCTGTACCGCACATAAGCACGTACATAAGTTCATCAAAGCTACGTGGTGAGTCAATGTGTAGATAGCTACAGTTAAAACCCGCTACGTTGTCCTTGTCCAGTGCTTCCCCTGCTGTCATCATACAACGCATACTAGGCATTACGTCTAGGTTATGGATAGCGTTAAATAACTGTAGTGCTGTCTTATCGTTTATCTGACCACGTTCCTTCCAGAAGTCTACGTATCTATTGACTGTCTCATCCCAACGCTCTCGTCTGCCTTCCTCTGGTAGCCAACGTGCGTAGCGGGACTTGTGTATAAACTGTTGGTATTGATTCATTTTTTAACTTCCTTCTTTTTGTCTTTAGTTTTCTGTTTGTCTTTACCGAAGATGGCATCGTAATTATCTGCATACTTCTTGGAGTCAGTGGGTCGTTGTCCTGACCCCTTGCCTCCGTGTGTCTGTCCCTGCATTACTTAGCCTCCTCTATCAGTCTATTCAAGTACCACTGAGCTTTCTCTAAGTCCTCTACTGCTTTGCCCTTGCGTTCATAACGCCACAGGTACTTCATAGTATTGCCCTTGAGATAACCCTTGAATGCGTCTGGTGTCATAGACTCTTCAATAGCTTCAATACATTCTATCTTACCGTAGTTATAGTGCTGAGGACTGTTGACCACATCTTCATTCTTGGTCACGAAGTCTTCATACTTCTTAATCAAAGCAGGGTGCTTCTGTCGTAGTGCATCCCAGTCAGCGGGTGTTGCGTCATCAATGCTCATAATCATCCTCCGTAAATAAGTCTCTGTTCCTAATTAATCTATCCTCGAAAGCCTCTAGCAAGTCCTCAACTGAGATGTCCAATGCTTCGACAACCAGTACCGCATCGTAGTCCCTTGCTACTGCTTCCTTGAGTTCCTCTAATGTATGTGACATTATTCTTTCCCTTCAACGTATTTGACAAGTTCTTGTGCGGTACTTAGGGTGTAGTGTTTCATACCTTCCTTCTCACACCACTGACCCATTGTAATCTTACCGCCCTTCCGTACCTTCTTATGTTCATTCGATAGTAGGAATACTAATTCGTAACCATCTACTGATATTGTATCACGAATTGACTTATATTTCAAGGTGTCACCTACACGAAAGAAACCTTTTACTTCCACTACTGTCTTACTTGGTTCATGTACAAAGTCTGGCATATAAGTTCTGAACACTGTGTAAGGCATTCCGTATGGCTCGTAGTCAAACCCTTTACGTTTAACCTCCTTTGAGAACTCCTTTTCCAGTGCTGACCTAAACTTACCGCTAGTCTTTCTA